CATAGTGTTAGAAGTACCATCAGCAACAGCTAATTGTCTGTCAATCTCAGTAGCAACGTTTACACTTAAAAATCTTTGCAACTCAGCATTAGCTTGTGCTTGATCCTCACCAAATTCTTCTGTTACAGGAAGAGTGTCTCCAATCTTAACCAATGCTTTAGAATATTCTCTGAAAGCAGCCTCAGACTCTGGGAAAGATGCACCCTCCGCAACAGCAGCAGCAGCTCTGTCAATTGTAGCCTCATCCCAATCCGTATAAGTAATCTGACCTTTATGGTTTCCTACACTTACAGGGATTTTGTTGAAAAAGTCATACAACGCTCTACGCTTAACACCTAATTGACCGATAGTACCTAAATGTACTGACTGAGTGTTGTTTACAATACTAGCACGAGTTACAGTTGTCTTTAACTGAACCTCTTTTCTTGACTGACCTTTAGCTAAAGACTTGATAGCCTCAAAGTTATCGTCAATCTCTGTTTTTAAGCTAACATTTTTAGCTTCTGTTTTTACACTAATGTCCTTCATTTCCTTAATAGACTCATTGTTGTCCTCTATTAAAGATTTTAGGCTCTCAATGTCAGACTTTACTACTAAGTCTTTCTCTGTTATAGCTTTCAACGCCTCAACGTTCAAAGACTCTAACTTGCTTTTGATACTATCAAATTCCGACTGAGTTGCATTTTGCAATTTTGATGTCAACTCCTCGATGATAGTGTTTTTCTCTTGTTCGTTCATCTTACGAATTATTTAAAATTAAACTTTACCTTTTGTAACATATCAGTTACGTTTTGAGTGACATCATCTGTCGGCTCTATTTTCTGATGTGATTGCTCGGCATCAGAACTATCTTTTATAGGTGTCATGTCATTGCTACCAAACAATACCATACTACCCTCATTTACTATCTTTAACTCACGTACCGCCCAAAAATAACCCATGTCATCAGCTCTCTCTTTGTTAGCCAACTTAGGATATACCTCGTTCCATACCTTATACTCATCACTATAGTCCTCACCATTGTCGTTTACAGCCAAATCCATCTTAACGTACTGCATACGAATAGAATTTTGTAAAGGCTCTTTGCTCTCAATCAATCTTAACGCTTTGTTGTGTAAAATCTCCTTTTTAGGTATCTCAAACACTAAACACTCGCTTTTTCCCTCAATATCTAAGCCTAAACTCTTAAAATCAACCGATTCTAAGCTGATTTTTACGTTTTTTGGAGTCGCAATTATGCTGTCTACCTCTAATTTATGGTCTGCAACATAGTAAACCTTGCCACTTTGCTCAGTAGCAGTCTTACTCATACTTCCGTTCAAATGAACGTCATTATGGCTGTCTAAGTAGTTTGTATTGCTGATTATAGGATATATCATACCATCTTGCCCTTTTTCAATGCTTTTGACTGATATTTGAGGCAATTGACCGTAAACATTAACCTTTTTCTTGATTTCAGACTTCTTTTGCTTAACTAATAGAGATTTATTAGACTTTAAAGCCTTAAACATCTCATCCTTATTAGCAAAATCTTGTTTTAACTCTTGACAATACATGATTCGCTCATTTTTAACTTCTTAATTTCTTTCAATATCTCCTTTTTACGGCTTACACTATTAGCTTTCTTCAGCTCTTCTTGTAAGTCCTTAATCCGTTTCAACATCATAACCCACTCTTTCTTTAGCCTCTTGCTCTGTCATGCCTGCATCAATCAATATCTTATAGCTTTCAGCCTTCTTTTTTATCGCATCATTACGCTGTTGTTCCCTAACTTGCATAAAGGGTAAGTGATCCCAACTCATGTCTGCCTTTCCTGGCATATCAAAATACCTCAACAAACTATTTATAAACTCATCACCACTCGGTTTTAACGAATAGTCAACATGGTCTGCCGATGCGTGTTTCTTGTTCTCGTACTTAGCACCTGCATCCAAGTTAACCTCAATCACATCCTTTGGAATGTTATACATCCTCGCAATTGTGAATACGTCTTGTATGAATGATTTGTCAAAACCCTCCGCTTTTAACTCATCAACAAACCTCTTGATGTCAATCATACTACGAACAGCAGTAACAGGTCTGTCTTGCATTACCTTTGTCTCTATGTCAGACTTTTCATTAGGCATTAACATTGGCGTGTATAAGTCATCCTCAGATGCCTTGCCTGCCACCATGTACTTCTTACTAAACACTAACTCAATGTTCTTAGCATCTAAAGACAACTCACTATTAGAGACTATCTTATATAACGCATCTATCCGACTAGCACCTTGAAACCATAAAGAGGGACTAGATGACGTGTCAGTTATATGCACAACCTTGTCAAACCTTATCTTCTTACAACTGCCATCGTCAAACATATAATCCAAGTAAGACTTCTGGTACATATTGTAACTATTCTTAGACAACATCAACTTGTCACCATTCTGAATCATATCATCAGAAAAGTCAATCTTAGAATTGTTTAAGAAATACAATTGAGAGTTCTTAGTCTGAACCTTGCTGTCTATGTAACAATACGCATTACCAAACATGTTCCAGAACATAAAGTCATAAAGAAACTGATTGTAAGTCGTGAAAAAGTTAGGATTCCTCAAAATGTCATACAATGGATGACTATCCATAACAACATTGTTCTCATCGACAATCTTTACCTTGCCTAACGAAAACAAATCACAATTAATACAGAAAACAGTTAGTAACGCAGGGTTCTTTAACAATATGTCTAGCTTTGCCCTCTCTGTTGAAGTGTCATTGTACTCAGTAGATTGATTTATAGGGTAAAAGCCGTTGCGTATGTCGGCTACGTCTATATTGCGATTCAACCTCGACCAACGACCACCAAGCAACCAATTAAAAATGCCCATACTAAATTAAATATAAGTATGCAAATATATACAAAAAAATTAAATAGTCTTTATGACACCCTCCCTCAACAGAAACATAGACACATAACGTATCGCATCCATTAAATGATTATTCGCATCCTCTGGCTCTTCCAATATAACACCATACCTGTCTACCTTCCTCGCATAGTTCCTCACCTCAAACGCTACGTTCTCACTATCCTCAGTATAATACACATCCAAACCATTCAACAAGTCAATGCCATCTAGTATCGAACCCTTACCCTTCCTCGTAGATAACGCATAACCATAACCCATCCTCCGAAGTGCCTTTATCTTATCTGGTCGGTTTGAGTCGCAAATAATAGGTCTGTCCCTATCAATGGCATACTTATTAAACAACCACTTTATTAAACCCTCATCCTCCTGGTTTAACCTCGCATTTAACGATGGCGATAACGCCTCCCTTATCTCATTCTCACTCTTGTAATTAAGCTGCCGAATGTATAACCCATTGTCATAATACTTGCACTCCACTATCGCAAACGGATCGACCGTTCCCCAATCCACACCATAAAACGGTTTCGTGTCAATACTATTATACTGCTTCATCGGTATGCTGTTCCAGAAAAATATCCTATTCGGATTAGCACCAACAACACCCTTACCATAAATCAACCACTTGTTCAAATAATACTTAGACTTAATATTGTCGGGATTGCTCAAATGTGGCTCTTCCAAAGTCCAATCAATATAAGCCTTCTCCCTATTTATCTCAATCTCCCTTACCTCTTCCTTACTCAAATACTCATTGTCCTTATACGTCAATATTATAAAATCAGCATCGTCACGATTCAATACATCCGTATGCGCCCAAAACTCCGAGTTAGGGTTATAGTCAATATAAACATTCTTCGCCCTTGATGTCAACTCACGATACGTCTCAAAAGGAACTTTGTTAGCCTCGTTCATAAACACTACGTCCGATCGCAACCCCTTACCAATATCCTCCTTATCCAAACCAATAAAAGTAATAGTAGACTTGTTCGGAAACGTGTACTGGCTATTCTGCTTATTCCACTTATAAGGATTAAACAACCCAAACTCAAACATTATATTCTTGAAATCCTTAATAACCGTTATCTTCATCTTAGACAACTCCTTAGAGGCAACATAAATATCCTTCTTCTCATTGTTAGCAGCATAGTCAATCAATATCATCAGTATTGAATATGTCTTACTACTACCTTGCCCTCCTTGTATTAC